CTGCTCTTCGGTAAAGTGGTTTTTTTGCTTCTTCTCGCGGCCTTTCTCTTCGCTGTGGCGCTCTTCGCGCTCCATCCGTACCAGTTGGCGCGTTAACAGGTCGATGGTTTTAAAGTCATGCGCCGTCAGGTCTGGCTTCTCTGTCAGACGTAATAACCGCACCTGCATCCGATCCTGTACGCGCTCCAGCGCTGTGGATTCGTCCCACTTATCGCGGCGCCGCCATGAATACAGCGTGTTGGTACTCACGCCGATCGATTTGGCGATCTGCGTGATGCTGTATGCCTGCCAGTACATGACCTTAGCGGCAATCCGTGGCTCATCGTGTGAAGTCTGTTTCATGTTTGCAGAGTACAGCGCCCGCGCGCGCGTCGCTCCGGGTTGTCATTGTCGCAAAACGGCAACAACGGCAACACTTTGCGCGATCCGACTGGGGCGGGAATGATAGGGGCACTGGTTAATATCACTCACTCATTCGGGATTTCGACATGCCAAAGTCAAAACCATTTCGCGTTGCTGTCGAGGGTGCCACCTGCGACGGTCGGACGCTGGAGCGTCAGCACATTGTGCAGATGGCTCAACGCTTTAACCCAACCGTATACGGTGCCCGCGTCAATCTGGAGCACCTTCGGGGCTATTCGCCAAACAGTGATTTCCGTGCTTACGGTGATGTTATTTCCGTCAAGGCAGAGGAAATCACTGAGGAACCGCTGAAAGGCAAAATGGGCCTGTATGTGCAGGTTGATGCCACTGATGATCTGGTTGCCCTCAAAAAAAGCCGCCAGAAGATTTATCACAGTATTGAAGTGCATCCCTCTTTTGCTGATACCGGCGAAGCCTATTTGATGGGACTGGCCTGCACCGATAGCCCTGCCAGCCTGGGCACGGAAATGATGGAGTTTTGTGCCAAAAACTCCGTTAACCCGCTGTCATCACGCAAGCACGATCAGGCGTGTTTCTTCACCGCCGCCGTGGAATCCACGATGGAATTTGAAGATGAACAGCCGCCGCAGGATGAAGGCAAAAACTTCTTTGCCCGTATTAAGGCGTTGCTGGGTGGTACGCAACAGCAGTTTAGCCAGCAGAACGGTGAAAACCGTGAGGCCATCGAGGCGATTGCTGAGAGCCAGGGCAAGCTGCTGGACAGTACAACCCAGCTTTCTGCTGCGGTGAAAGGTAAGGCTGACGCCACCGAACTGGAAAGCCTGCGTAAAGACTTCAAAGCGCTGGAAGAGAAACTGAAAGGTCAGGACGCCGAGCAGTACAACCAGCGCCCGGCTGCTACTGGCGGCGATGGTCAATCAACTCAACATCTGGCTGATTGCTGATATAGCTCAGTGCGTCAGGCACAGGAAAGGAAAATAAGATGCGCAATACAACCCGCGATTTGTTTGATAAGTACATTCAGCGACAGGCTGAACTCAACCACATCAGCCCTGCCCACATCACCAAGGCGTACAGCATTGATCCGAGCGTTGAACAGACGCTTGAGGACAAGGTCCAGCAGTCGTCTGAGATGCTTAAGTTAATCAATATTTACGGCGTCAACGATCAGAACGGTGAAAAAATTGGGTTGGGCGTAAGCGGCCCGATTTCCAGTACTAACAATTCCACCACCGATCGCCGTCAACCTACCAATCTGGCGGCGCTGGATTCGAATAAGTACACCTGTAACAAGGTGAACGCCGATACCTTTACGCCGTATACGCAGCTTGATGCCTGGGCAAAATTCCAGGACTTTCAGAAGCGCCTTAGCAATCAGATCATCAAGCGCATTGCGCTCGATCGCATCATGATCGGCTTTAACGGTACCAGTTACGCGGAAAAATCAGACCGTGCCGCCAATCCATTGTTGCAGGATTGCGGTGTTGGCTGGCTCCAGCAGTACCGTACTAATGCAGCTCAGCGCGTGATGAAAGATGTCACTGTGACCAGTCGTGATGACACCAACCAGGTGGTTGCCAAAGGTGATTACGGTAACTATGACTCAATCGTTTTTGATGCGGTCAATTCGCTTATGGATGAGTGGTACAAGGATTCGCCTGATCTGGTGGTGATCACCGGGCGTAATCTGACGGTTAACCGTTCATTCCCAATCATCAACGCCGTAAGCACCAATAACCCGAACTCCGAAGCACTTGCCGGGCAGTTGATTGCGTCGCGTAAAACGATCGGCAACCTGCCGTCATTCATTGCGCCGTTTTTCCCCGACGGCAGCATGTTTATTACCTCCTGGGAAAACCTGTCCATTTACTGGCAGGAAGGTGGACACCGTCGCCGCATCGTTGAGGAGCCGGAATATAACCGCGTCTCAACGTACAGCTCTTCTAATGATGCTTACGTCATTGAAGACTACGGCTATGGCTGTCTGATCGAAGGCATCACCGCCGCCGAACCAGACCCGGCAGCATAAGACGCCGCAGGCCAGCACCTCGCTGGCCTGCACAGGGGGCATAAATGTTAACACCAGCACAAAAACACTTTGATCGGGTGATGGCTGAGCGTCGCAGTAATCGCGGGGCTACTACCGCAGATAGAACAGCATATGAGCAGGTGCTTTTCCGCCTGCGCATGGATAAAGCCGACCTCAGCCGCATCCAGTCGAATGCCGGTAAGGCGAAGCTGAAAAGCGAGCGCCTGCCGGATTATCAGCCGTGGATTGATGGCGCACTGGCTGCTGATACGGGGCAGGCGGATGAAGTGATCACCACCGTAATGATCTGGGCGGCAGATGCCGGAGATATCGCGCAGGCGCTGCTGATAGGCCAGTACGTGCTGCGCCATAAAATCCCGATGCCAGACCAGTACAAGCGCACCACCGCCACGGTACTGGTTGAAGAGATCTGCGATCCCATCCTTGCCGCCTTCAAAGCGAACCCTGCTAAGGCGAGCGTGAGTATTGACAATATCAACGCGCTGAACGGCATCACCACACATGAAGATATGCCCGATCAGGTGAGGGCCAAGCTGTTTAAAGTCATGGGGTACACCGTGCGCCTTAATCAGGATGTTGAATCCCAGCAACTCGCCCGGTCGCATTTGCAGGAAGCTATCAAACTCAACGCAAAAATTGGCGTGGCGCGTGATATCGAACTGTTGGATCGCAATATCAAAAAGCTAACCGCAGCCAACAGCGGAGAAGGTGAGGGCGATGCGCTACCGGTACAGCCGGAAGCGAAAACCGTGCCGGAGAAAATGCCGCGCACTCCCGCAGCCCAAAAGCCGAAAAATAGCCAGACAAAACCGGCAGCAAAGAATAAGGCAACGCGGAAAACCGCGAAGCCATAACGAATGTGCCCCCGCGCACCAGGCGGCACGGTGTGACGTAATAAGGCCCAGCCTTTACTGCGTCACGCCGTCCACCGCCTGCCCTATGGAGTACTTGTATGAGCCTGGTCGCCACTGAACCAGTAAGACCGCCATCAGAACCCGCGCCGGACGATGGCGGCGCAAAGGTTGAAAGCCTGCCTTTCTGGCCCGTCATTGTGTTGGCTGATCTTCGCCGCGCTATGCGCCTTGACGGCCAGGTGACGACCGATCGCCTTATGTCCCGCACCATTGAGGCAGTGGCCCACGTCAACGATCAGCTTTTTCTGTGGCGCCAGGTTCAGATTGATGCCGGTTATCTGACTCTGGCGGAGATCCCCGCCGATCCGGTGAATGGCGAATCGGTGAAGGTCTGGCGCTATAAAAATGCTGTCTGGTCACTGACCAAAGCCCTGCTGATTGAGGGGTATCGCGATATTGATACCACCAGTAAAGGGGATGACCACGCGCAGGCGCTCAGTACCCAGATAGATACGCTCTGGCGTGATGTGCGCTGGTCAATTCGCGATATACAGAATGAAGATCGCGGCCTTGCGGAGCTGTGCTGATGAACGTGCAGGCGCAGCAGGATGACACCGTTGATGAACTCTGCTGGCGGTATTACGGCAGGACGTCGGGAGTAACCGAAGCCGTACATGAAGCCAATCCGGGGCTGTGTAACAGCGGCCCGATGCTGAGTGCCGGGCAAGTCGTTTACCTCCCGGAATTACCACCACCAACCCAGCGGGAAACCGTACAGCTATGGGACTGAGGGACTGCTATGAGCAACGTACCTCCGGGGATGCTGGAAGAAACAATGAAATGGATTGCTACATATTTGCCGACGCTTTACGCCGCAGGCGCAGCGCTGAGCATATCGGCGCTTATGAGTCTTTATGACGGTCAATCACTGCTGAAAACCGCCACCGGCTCACTGGTATGCGGAATCGTTACGCTGACAGTAGCGGGTTCGCTTGAGTATCTGGGCTTGCCATCGAATGCCGTTACCTTCATTGGGGCGTCAATCGGTTTTATGGGTGCGGACAAAGTGCGCAACAAAGTGACTGGCTTTATTGAAACCCGTATCGGGGGAGCGAAAGGAAATGAGTGAATTTAAATTTAGTCAGAGAAGTGAAAATAATCTGAAAGGTGTTAACGCTGACCTTGTGAAAGTCGTCCGCCGCGCCATTCAACTTTCTGCCATTGATTTTGGTGTTACCGAAGGGCTTCGCTCTGTAGAGCGACAAAAGCAACTTGTTGCTGAGGGGAAAAGCCAGACGATGAACAGCAGGCATATTTCAGGCCATGCGGTTGATGTGTTTGCGTATCCCACGCCGGCAGGTTCATGGGACTGGAAATATTACCAACAAATTTCCGAAGCCTTCAAACAGGCGGGCAAAGAGCTGAATGTTCCCGTTGAGTGGGGCGGTGACTGGACAACGCTGAAAGACGGCCCGCACTTTCAGCTTCCTTATGCGGCTTATCCTGCATGATTCTGGACTGGCTCAGGCGACACTGGCGCGGCCTTCTGGTTGCGCTAATTCTGAGTAGTGCCTTCCTTTCTGGTTCGTGGTTTGGTGCCCGCCAGGCTAACGCAGAGTGGTCACTGAAATGGAAACAGCGAGATGCAAACGACGCTACCGCGCTGGCAAAGCGGCAAGCAGAAGCCAGAGCCGAAGAACAACACCGACAGGGTGAAATAGATGCGATTGAGAAAAGGGCTGAGGGGCAGATTGCTCAGGCCGCTGCTGATGCTGATCGTGCTCGCGCTGTTTCTGACGGGCTGCATGATGAAGCCGCAAAACTCGCCGCCAGACTGGCAGCAAGTGAGCGCGCCCGCCGTGCCGCATCTGCCAGCGAAGGCACGGCAGGCACCACCGGCAGCGAACTGCTTGCCGAGCTGTTCCGCCGTGCTGACCAGCGAGCGGGAGAACTGGCGGCAACTGCTGATCAGGCAAGGATCAGAGGGCTGACCTGTGAGGCGGCTTATGATGCGTTGGCAGGGGCCAAAGCGGTGGAGAAATAACGATGTTAAAACCCGATTTACTCCGCCAACATATTAGCCAGGCGGTGCCGTGGTTGCGTGACAACCCTGATAATCTGGCGGTCTACGTCCAGAAGGGGCGCATGGTCAGCACCGGGCAGCGCTCTGCCTCGTTTGAATATGAGTACACCATTGAAGTGCTGGCAATGGATTATCCTGAGCCGCTGGATACCCTCAGCCTGCCAATTCTGGCATGGGCGCGCCTGTATCAGCCTGAACTGTTATTCAATCCTGACCGTGCCCGCGATGGCATCACCTTTGAAGCGGATATTCTCAGCAATTCCACCATGGATGTGCTTATCAAAATTCAGGCCAATGAGGCGGTTATTGTCCAAGTTGAGGACGGTAAGCCGGTGATTCATCACCGCGCCGATCCTATGCCGGGGCCGGAGCTGGGTGCCTGGTCACTGGTATTTGAAGACACGGTAAGCGGTGAAACGTGGACGGACTAAATGAGCGCTGATCCGCTGTTTCATGCCCTTGATGATTATCTGGCAACCGTGGCGGCACAGCTCGCACCGGGCCAGCGTCGTAAACTCACGCGTGAGGTGGCTGTTGGCCTGCGCAAACGTCAGCAACAGCGAATCAACAGCCAGAAAAACCCCAGCGGAGAGAGCTATACGCCGCGCCGTCGTAAGATTTTACGCACTCAGGGCGGAATTAAATTCCTGTGGAAAGATGAAACACGCGAGCTGAGCAACTGGCGAACCACCGGGCGCGGGGAACAACGCGCCATCACCGGTTATGATGTGGATAAAGGGGCATTGCGCACATTCTATAAGCGCGATATTCAGCGCTATATTGAGATCCATCTTAACCAGACAAAACGCACCACCACCCGAAAAGAAAAGATGTTTCGCCGTCTGCGTACTGCCCGCTTTCTCAAAGCATACGGCACCGCAAGCGCTGCCGTTGTGGGATACTCCGGGCATACCGCCGAGATTGCCAGTGTTCACCAGTATGGTGAGGTTGACACCGTGGCACCCGGTGCCCGCACTCGTTACCCGGCGCGCGAGCTGCTGGGCTTCACGGAAAGCGATCTTGACTGGCTGGCGGATACTATCGTCAATTCTCTGCAACCCTGACGCCTTGCTGCAGCACTGTTATAAGTGACGGTGCTCGATGCTTTTCCCGCCACTGTCATAACTGGCAGTGTCTGCCGGTACCGCCATCCATTGTTACCAACTCCTGACAACGCCAGCGCGTTGCTTACGCGCGCGTGGATCATGAAACTGGCTGTAAATTTAATAACGTAAGCCAGCTTATGAATCTGAATGAACTCTATCGCCTGATCTGTAACCTCGTCCGCATTGGTACGGTGGCGGAGGTTGATCTTACTGCTGAGCCACCGGTTGCGCGAGTCTCAACGGGTGAGAATACAACGGACTGGATCCGCTGGGCGGCTATGCGCGCCGGAACGGCGGTTACGTGGTGGGCACCCACAGCAGGCGAGCAGGTATTACTTTTTGCCCCATGCGGCGATCTGGAAAACGCCGTCATTATGGGCAGCTTGTACAGCGACAGTGTGAAGCCACCGGATAGCGGTGCGGCGTCAGATGTGATCCAATTTCCTGACGGTGCAAAAGTTTCCTATGACCCGGAAACCGGTGCGCTGGTGGTTACGGGTGTTAAAAGTGCATCCGTGGAGGCGCTGGAGTCTATCGCAGCAACCGCCCCCAAAATTACCTGCACCGCAACAACCTCAATCACCCTTGATACGCCGGAAGTGATCTGCACTAAAAAGCTGTCCTGTGTCACGTTTGAGATGAAACAGGGCGGCAAGATGACCGGCAATATTGAGCACAGCGGCGGCAGCATTACATCAAATGGCATTGTGGTGCATACCCATAAACATGGCGGCGTAGAGCGTGGCGGAAGCCAGACGGACGGCCCGCAATGACCGGCGCAAGATACAGCGGGATGAACGCTGAAACCGGCGAAGTACTCACCGATAATGAGCATATTTCTCAGTCCATCAATGACATTTTGTTAACGCCTGTTGGCTCTCGCGTCATGCGCCGCGCCTACGGTTCACAGCTCAATAACCTGATTGATCAGCCAGGCAATGCCGTAACGCGTCTTCGCATTATGTCCGCGATATACAGCGCGCTGTTCCTCTGGGAGCCGCGTATCTCACTGAGCAATATTGTGCTGACGGAAACCGGGGCGGGGCAGATGATCGCCACCATCAAGGCAAGCCGCACCGATACCCAATCACCCTTTACCGCAGACGTAACGATCGGCAGGCAGGTGCAGGCATGAGCGGCACGATTGACCTTTCACAATTACCGCCTCCGGTAGTGGTTGAGCCGCTGGACTTTGAAACGCTGTTCAATGAGCGTAAGGCGGCATTTATCGCGCTTTACCCGGAAGATGAACAGGAAACAATCAGCCGCACTCTCTCGCTGGAGTCTGAGCCGATCACCATGCTGCTGGAAGAAAACTGTTACCGCGAATTATTGCTACGCCAGCGCGTAAACGAAGCGGCGCGCGCGGTGATGGTGGCGTACTCCGTGGGCAGTGATCTGGATCAGTTGGCGGCAAACTTCAATGTAGAGCGCCTGACTATTACGCCGGAAGATGACAGCGTTGTACCGCCTGTTCCTGCGGTGATGGAGTCAGATGCCGATCTGCGCGTCCGTACCCCGCAGGCGTTTGAAGGGCTGAGCGTCGCCGGGCCAACGGCGGCATATGAGTTTTTCGGCCTGTCCGCTGATGGGCGCGTTGCTGATGTGTCTGCCGTGAGTCCAACGCCAGCTTGCGTCACCGTCTCTGTGCTTTCACGCGAGGGTGACGGCACTGCCAGCCAGGAGTTGATCGATATTGTTGCCAGCGCGCTGAATGGCGAAGAAGTGCGCCCGGTTGCCGATCGCGTGACCGTGCAGGCGGCGGAGATCGTGCCTTATGAAATTGATGCCACGCTGTATATCTATCCGGGGCCGGAGTCGGAACCCATACGCCAGGCATCCGAGCAGAAGTTACAGGCGTACATTGCCGATCAGCGCCGTCTGGGGCGTGATATCCGGCTGTCTGCCATTTATGCCGCGCTGCACGTTGAAGGGGTGCAGCGGGTGGAACTGGCGCAGCCGCTGGCTGATATGGTGCTTGATGATTCTCAGGCGTCAAACTGTACTGGCTACACCATAACGGTTGGGGGGTACGATGAGTAAAACCCTGCTGCCGCCGAGCGCTTCACGCCTTGAGCGTGTTGCCGCCCGCGTCTGCGCGTCTCTGGGGGAAGTGCGGGTACCGCTGCGACAGCTCTGGGATCCTTACACCTGCCCGGTTGATTTGCTGCCCTATCTGGCATGGGCGTTTTCCGTTGACCGATGGGATGAAAACTGGCCCCAGACAACGAAGCGTAAGGCTATTGCAGATGCGTATTACCTGCACCGTTACAAAGGCACAACCGGGGCCATGCGGCGCGTTGTAGAGCCATTCGGGTACTTCATCCGTGTTAACGAGTGGTGGAGTATCGACACTGACCCCGGCACGTTTACGCTGGATATCGGTGTTGAAGACGAAGGAATCAGCGAAGAAACGTATCAGGAACTTGAGCGGCTGATTGCTGATGTTAAGCCGTGTAGCCGTCACATGCTGGGCATGAGTCTGCACCTCCAGACTACCGGCCCTTTTTATGTTGGCGCGTCTGCTTATTTGGGCGACACGCTGACCGTGTACCCCTATTTTCCTGAAACCATTTCAGTGAGTGGCGCGGAATTTGTGGGCAGTGCAATTCATTTGATAGACACCGTGGAGATCTCACAAAGTGGCAACTAAATATTATGCCCTGCTAACCAATGTCGGTACCGCGAAACTGGCGAATGCCACGGCATTGGGTGAACAGGTTGAAATTACTCAAATGGCAGTAGGGGATGGTAACGGCGCACTGCCAACCCCAAACCCTGCGCAAACCGCGCTTGTGCATGAGCTGCGCCGCGCCCCCCTCAACACCCTCACCATTGACCCGGTAAACGCCAACCAGATTATTGCTGAGCAAGTGATCCCGGAAGACGTGGGCGGGTGGTGGATCCGTGAAATTGGGCTGTATGACAGTGCAGGTGATTTGATTGCTATTGCCAACTGTGCGGAAACCTATAAGCCGTTATTGCAAGAAGGTAGCGGGCGGGTGCAGGTGATCCGCGTCATTCTGATCGTAAGCAGCACCCAGGCGGTTACACTCAAGATTGATCCCTCCGTGGTACTGGCAACCCGTCAGTATGTTGATGATCAGATAATCCAAGTTAAAGCCTATGTTGATCAGCAAATGGCGGCGCATGTTGCTGCTATCGATCCCCATCAGCAGTACCTTAAAACGGCGGATATTGTGCAATATATTCCCGCTGGTATCCCCCTGCCTTATCCTGCCGCCATGCCTCCAGCGGGGTGGTTGAAATGTAACGGTGCAACATTTGACAAGGTTCTTTATCCGGTTTTGGCTGCGGTTTTCCCGTCTGGAGCTTTGCCAGATTTGCGGGGTGAATTCATCCGAGGGTGGGATGATGGTCGCAACGTGGATGGAGTAACCAATCGTCAGCTGTTATCAAGGGAGCCAGCAACGTTAACAACCACATCAATTGGGCCGGATGCTTTACAGCAGGTTAGCGTTGAGGGTGCGGTACCTAATAAGGCGACTATTCCAGATGTATGTGAAGGTATTGGCGGCGATCCAATATTTGATGCTGATTATGGCGCAACAATGAAAGGATTCGTTGCGGTTTCCGCAGAAAATGCCTGGCCGGGTAATGGGAGGGTAACTGATAACCCCGATTCGGCTCGCCCGATTAATGTGAATCAATATTATACATCTGTGGGTACCCGTCCACGGAATATAGCATTTAACTACATAGTGAGGGCGGTGTAATGACTCAGGCTATATTGAACGCAGACGAACTTGCCATAACGCCGGGGGATATCACGGTATATAACTATGATGGTGTAACGCGTGAATATTTGTCTTCATCCTTGGAATATTTGGCTTTAGGTATTGGTATTCCGGCTTATTCATGCACCGAGTCACCGGGAGAAAGCAAAGAAGATTTTGCCATATGTCGATCGCCGGATTTTACCGCCTGGGAATATGTAGCAGATCATCGCGGTGAAACTGTTTACAACATCGAAACAGGCGAAGAGGTTGCCATCATGATACCAGGCGATTACCCGGAGGGTACCACCACACTGGCCCCATCCACGCCATGCGATACGTGGAATGGCAATGAATGGGTGACGGATATTGAGGCGCAGCATTCAGTAGACGTGAAAGCGGCAGAACAGCAGAAAGCGGCGTTACTGACAGAAGCTCAGGCAACAATCAGCCTCTGGCAAACTGAGCTGCAATTAGGCGTCATCAGTGATGGAGATAAAGCCAGTCTGATAGCCTGGATGAACTACATTAAAGCTGTGCAGGCTGTAGACACGTCTGCCGCACCAGATATTATCTGGCCTAAGCAACCGGAGGTGTAAACTGATAACGAGCACCATCATAAGTGACCATGCTGCAGCACGGTTAAAAGTGGCGGCGCTCGTTGATTTCGGTACCACACTGTCAAAGCTGATCGTGTTGGCCAGCACAAATAAAGTTAGAAATTTACCCCAGTTTTCACCATAGACAGCACATCATCATTGGTGATTTCCGCCAGCTTCTCCCTGATATCCTCACTGACTTTTTTCAGGCTGAGGGTAAAATCAATCTTCCGCGCTTTCCCGTCCTGAAAGAACTCAGCCCGATTCTGGGTTAAACCGTCGATCACGTACATCCCATAAATCTTACCGGTGCCTTCAATCAGCGGCCAGGCTCTGCCGGTATATGCCATCGTCTCCAGCGTGGTGAGCGACACATCACCGCCGCTGATTTCAGGGTACAGAGTCCCGGAGAATGTGATCGGTTCTTCGTCCGGGCCTATGTATTGATAGCGCGGGGATTTTCCCACGCGGTCGTTTTTGACATGTCGCCAGGTATTGGCCTGGTTCGATGTCTGGTAAGGCGTGGTTTGCAGGGCAAACGGAAACATGCCCAATATCATCATCATGGTTTTTCCCCTTATCTGTGGTCAGTCAGTTGTGAGCGTTTGCGCCTTGCTGCCTGTTGCTGGGCAATGGTGAACTCTTCACGGATACGCTGAACAAGTTTTTGCTCATCCAGTTGGCCCGAGTCGTTGATAGTGATCTCAAAGTTAAACACGTCTCCGCCAGGCATGAGTGCCGCCACGGATGCCGCAGACGGAACCGCAGAGACGGGCGAACGTGCAGCAGACTGCTGGACGCTATACGGCATTACCGACGAAACCAGCGCACCCGCCTGCTGCTGCATCCATGCCGTGAGTGATGGCGTTTGCCGCTGGGCCTGTTGCACCGGTTCGGAATAACCACCACGGATCGGAATGTATGGCAGTTTGTTTTTGAATACGATTTCACCGGGGCCGTCTTTTTTCTCCGCCGTGTTGCTGGCGATTTTATCCAGACTGCCGCTAATTTTCGGCGCAAGGTTCGCCGGGCCTTTCAGGTTATTAACAAGTGCCTGCTGCTGCTGGCTCTGTTCCGTTTTCCGCTTTTGTTCCTTCTTATCTTCTTCCTTTTTCGCCTGCGCGGTGACGGCTTTCAGATCCCCGGCGAGCGTATCCGCCAGCCCAGTAAGTTTTTTCTGTGTGTTCACTTTCTCAACGGCTTGCCGTGCTCGTTCTGCGGCATCTGGAATAACTCCAAGTGTTTCGAGTACGAGTTGCAACCCCTCGTAAAGCAATTTTACCGGCGTTAATACTAGCGAAATTGCCCCGCCAACTATTTTGCCGAAAGTTTCACCTGCGCTGGTGCAGGATTTTAGTGCGTCACTTGAAAACTGGATCGGCTCAAATAAATTGGAGAACCACCCACACACCGTGCTAAGTGCTGATGCTATTGCATCAAATAATGGTGCCATTGGTGCAAATACTGAGGAAACCAAATCGAATATAGGTTGCAGAGCAGCCATAACACCGGCAAAAAAACCGCTATAGAATGCTTTGATTGGTTGCCAGAACTTAATGATCGCAATGGCGACAGCAGCAAAGAGGGCAATCAATCCCCAGACTGGCGCGGAAATGCCTGCCAGCAAAGTGATCAGCGGGCCAAAGACCATCCGCCCGGCAGTCAGCAGTGCCTGCATAGGGGAACCCGCCAGCCATGTGAACGCGCTACCCAGTCGAGTGATGCCGCTTATCACTGATGCGATCCCGCCGCCACCGGTTAGCATGGTGAAACTGAGACGAACAAGCGCCATCGGGCCGAGAATCGCGCCAAGTGCCAGCATAAGCGTACCCAGCACAGTGAGAATGGCACCGATAGCGGCGACGGTCTTCATGATTGCGGCAACCAGTGCAGGGTTGGCTTCAATCCAGCCCCTGATTGATTGCAGTACGCCGCCGACCGATTGCATGAGCACCATCATTGGCCCACGCATGGTTTCGCCCAGCGCGCTGAAATTGTTACCAAACTCCGCTTTAGTTATCTGCCACTGTGATGAGAGAGAATCTTTATCAATACCTGATTCCCGCTTCATTGAGCCTTTCGACGCAGCGCCATGGGTTAATTCGAGCTGCCTGCGTAACTCAGGCAGATTATTGGCGACTTTGGAAACCGCCATTGCATATTCATCACCAAAGAGCTGAGTAAGCACGTTCATTTGCTTATCTGGCTCCAGCTTTTTGGTGGCTTCCATTACCGACATAATGGTGCTCATGGCATCTTTTGCCATGTTCTTTTGCACTTTCTCAGCATTTAGCCCCAACGCGTCCAGACCTTCCATAAATCGATCCGGTTGCACCATCGCGTTACCCAGCTCTCGCACCATCGCTTTAACGGCGGTGCCTGCTGTTTCCGACTGTTCGCCTAGGCTCAGGAAAGTGGAACCCAGTGCCGCCGCATTCTGATAGCCGAGCTGATCGGCAGCACCACCCACGCGCTGTAACACGTCGATAATGTCAGAGCCTTTTGATTTGGCGTTATCGTCCAGATAGTTGATAACGTCACCCAGCTTGCCAATATCCTGAATGGGGATCTTATACAGACCGGCGATTTTACCCAGGCTTTCCGAAAGCTGATCGGCAGGTAGCTCAAACGCCTTTGATGCCATGGCGGCGGTGTTGGCAAAATCCAGCAAATCTTTCTTCTGCTTCTGCCATGGATCATCACCGCTAGCAACGCCCATACGTGCGCCACCCTCGACCAGCGCGGCATAATCCACCGCCCCGTTGGGCATGGGTAGGTTTTCAGATGCGTCCTTGATGGCTTTTTGCACCTCAGAAAATTGTGCTGTGCGGTTGCCGCTGCCATCCCTCAACCCATTAACTTGTTTGGATACGCCCTTCATGGCGTCTTCCAGGCTGCTGTAACTCTTGATGGCGACGGCTACGGGGGCAAGAATCGCCGCACCGGTTGCAGCGGTCTTCATGCCTGAGCTTTGCAATCGCTCACCGGTTTCTTTAGAGCGCGCATAACGTGCCTGCGCCTGCGTTACAGAATTAAGCCGCCGCTGCTGTTCAGTAAGTTGGCGGTTGTACTGCGCGGTGCGCTGGCTAATTTGTTCCGTTGCCCGGCTGCTACTGCTGATCGCAATCCCTTCGCTGTAGAAGCTGGTGCGCAACTGGTTGAGCTGCGTCTGTTCAGTTTTCTGCTGTTGGGTAAGGTTGCGGATTGCTGCCCGTTGTTGATTGAGGGCGGTGACTTGCTCAGCACTGCGCTGGCGTAGCGGGCCGAAAGCCGCCGCCATTTCACGCGCTTTGTTTTTGGCTTCTGCCAGAGAGTTGGTGGTTTTTTTATTGGCAGCAGTAATCCGGTCAAAGCTCGCTGCAGAACGCTCAAGCCCTTTGATATTGGATTTTGTTTGATTGATTTGTGAAGCCAGCGCGGCGGCACTTTGGCGCGCCGCGTTGACAGGTTGAGACATGTTATTAAGGGCGCTGAAAGCAACCTTGATACTTAAATTGCGGTCTGCCATTTATTGATCTCCGCCACTGCGCGCAGCGGCTTGATCACGCCATAACAGAAGTTCTTCTACCGTCATGGCGTCCATCTCCGCTGGTCGCCAGTGGAAAATGACGGCGATATCCGCCATTAAGTTTTCTATGCGTTCGCAGGGGCATCTGATGACGCGCTGCCCGTATCCGTCACGCTCTGATCCGAAGGTGGTTGCAAAAAATCAACTACCGCGTTGGCGAGCTGGCAGAAGTCCCACGTATCCATGCGGGCAATTTCGTCAGCGGTCAGCGCCGGAGCAGTGACACGAGGCAGCAGAACAACCAGCGCATCATAGTTCGACGTCAGAACGTCATAGACTTTTAAGCCACGCAGCGATCCGGCCTGCTTTAATACTGGCGTGATCGTGATCTCGCTGATTTCCGACTTACCGCGAACGATAGGGGCAATGAGCGTGACAACTTCTTTACCGGTTACTTTGGTCATGGTGCGGTAATTCCTTATAAGCCAATGTTAGCGCGGTGTTTTTCCATCATGTCAACGCCGCCAACTTTGTAGATCATATTGAGCACATCAACTTCAATGATTTCTTCACTGTTGATGGTCAGCTTGTAATAGGTATTTTTCAGGGTGTACTTATGGGAAGTATCATCCCCGGTTTTGGAGGTGCCAGGATCCATCTCCGTGAAGCGTCCACGCGTCTGGATTTCAACGGGTACCGCTTCGCCGGTTGAATCATCCTGATACGAACCTGCATAACGCGTTTGCATACCATCGGCGGTTGCGATGCCCCATTTTTTCAGTAGTCCCGCATCCATGCCGCCAAGGGTGATATCCATATCCAGCGCCCCCGCATCAAAGCCGAGATCGACCGCGACAGACCCAGGCATACCACCGGCCTGATAATCCTCTGTCTTACGGGTTAACTTTGCCGGGGTAATTTCCGGCACCATGCCGAAATAATTATCACCGTCAAAGAACATGTTGAAGTATTTGAGTTTTTTAGGCAGAGCCATACGCGCCCCCGGTTAGTTATTCACTGCGCTGGAAAACGTAGCGAAATATTCATCAGTGAACTCCTGCACCAGGCTGAGATTTTCCAGCGGTGGCACAGGCGTGTAGTTATATTTGATGGTGAGCTGCCCGTTGCGCAGCGTTTCGCTGGTATTTGGTTCAGGGTCATACCAGCAACGCGCGCCCAGCAGCTTGCCAGCGGTCACATAGGACGTCAGCTTGCGGTTGATACCGTCAACGATATCTTTCACCAGCGACGGGGTGAGCGGTTTATCAACGTAAGAGAAGTGCGCTTCTGCCACGGTGTCCGCCACAATCTGAGCGGTACGGGTGTAGCTCTCAAAGATGTAGGTTTCTTCGTCGCAGGTACGCGATCCCCAGATGCGATAGCCGCCCTGTTTGATCAGGGTGGTGACGCCTGCCGCGTTCAGCTCGTCCGCGTCGGTGTCGGTGCCCTGTAATGTGAAATAGATATCGCGATCCATTCCCAGCACGTTATTTACCGGCACGTTAGAAATAGTTTTGTGCCAGCCCTGCGTTGCGTCGATTTTGGCGCGCATCCCTACCGCATGAGCACCCACCGGCACGGTGGCGTTTACCCCTGCGTTGGTGTCGTAGCAAATGAAGTTAGGCCAGATCACCATCATTTCACGCTGGGCAAAATTCTCGCGGTACGTCTTCGCCTCTGCGATGGTGTTACAGCCATTTGCGGACACGTAAGCAAAGGCGCGCAGCTTCTCAGCCATCACGCCGAGTTGCGCCGCCACTGGCTGAGTATCAAGGCCGGGAACGGCAAGCACGCGCGGGCGGACGCCAACACGCATCTCCGCTGATAGCAGCGCATACATACCAGTGAAAAGTCCGGTGTCCGGGTCAGTACCGCCAATAACCAGTTGATCCTGTGTCGGTGCCGTGCCGCCTTCCGGGGGTACGATTTTTGACGCATCAGCCACGCGGATGACAATGGTCTGCGGGCTGGCCTGGTCTGAAATGGCTTTCAGGGTGGTGAACAGGGTGCCGGTTTTGCCCGCCTTGCCCAGCATGTTAGCCACGCGGGTAATGAGTACAGGGGTATTCAGCGGGAAAGCGTCTTCATCTGCATCGTCAGCGATACAAACGACACCGATAACCGCCGAATCAATATCGGTGATCATCGTGCTTAGATCGGTGGTTTCCGTGACGGTTACACCGTGATGGTAATTTGTGGCCATGTAGTTGCCTCGCCAGTCAATGATTGCCACTTATCATTGCGGCAATTGCCAACTGGTGCGAGAGACGGGCGTTGTCAGCAGACCGCAACAACAGCCCCGCGTTGTCTGTTCGCGCGCGCGTGGCGACGATGGTACCTTCACGAATGAGGGAACCAATAAGATGTTGGATGATGATGCGCGCTATTCACCACGCCCCGCGTTCAGTATTCAGATTGAGGGTAAGCAACTCACGGCGCTTGATGATCGTTTGATCTCGTTGTCGCTGACGGATAACCGGGGATTTGAGGCGGATACACTTGATCTCACGCTGGATGATTCAGACGGACAGATCGTTATGCCATCGCGCGGCGCGAAAATTTCCGTTTCATTGGGTTGGGATAATGACCCGCTGGTATTTAAAGGGCTGTATACAGTTGACGAGGTTGCACACCGTGGCCCGCCTGACCAGCTCACAATAAGCGCCCGCAGCGCAGACTTTCGCGACACGTTCAACGTGAAGCGTGAATACTCCTGGCATGATATTTCTGTTGGCGATGTTGTTGCCAGCATAGCAAGCCGGTATGACCTGCGCGCCGGGGTGAGTGAAGAGCTGGCGAAGCTTGAGATCGACCACGCAGACCAGACCAGCGAATCAGATATCAGCTTTCTCACCAGAATGGCGGATATGCTGGGTGCGGTTGCCACCGTCAAAAATGGCATGTTGTTGTTCATTACTCCGGGGCAGGGTTTAACCCAGAGCGGTAAGCCACTTCCTGCGATCAGCATTGTGCGGGCCAGCGGCGACAAGCACAGCTTTAGCATTGCCGATCGTGATGCTTATACCGGTGTTACTGCTTACTGGCTGGATCTTAACTTTGGGAAAAAGCCCGCAACTACGGTACAGACAAACACCCGCAGACGCCGCAGGACAACGAAGCCGAAGAAAACCAAAGAACCCGCCTCAAGCAGCAAGGAAGGGGATTACATGGCAGGCGCGGAGGGTAACGTATTCGTGATCCGCAAAACGTTCAAAACTGAGAAGGCTGCGAAGCGGGCAGCGGCGGCGAAGTGGAGCCAGTTACAACGTGGCGCGGCGTCATTCTCCATCACGTTGGCGCGAGGCCGGGCGGATTTGTACCCGGAACAACCGGCAAGCGTATCGGGCTTTAAATCCACGATTGATAATGGTTACTGGACGATTACCCGTTGTGTACATGATATCGGTAGCGGAGGCTTTACCACCTCACTGGAGTTGGAAGTTAAGATCGATGAATGGACGGCTGAGGCGGGTGACGAATCAACGGGTTAAGCGTTATACTTGACGTGATATTAACCAGTCCAGAGGAGGCCCGCGTATGGCAATGCGCTGTCCTCGCTGCCGTGCAATCGCAAAGACTCGTACCAGTGTTGAGTTGAGCGTATTAGTGCGGCGCAGTTATCACCAGTGTCAAAACATGTTATGCGGTTATTGCTTTACCAGCATGACGGAAATTGACGGATCTTTAAACCAGACACAACCCGCCCCCGGCGCGCTGGTTCCTCAAGATGTTTTCCCGCGAAGTCATCACGGCGAAGATCAGTTAAGTTTGGTGTTGTAAAAGCAAACCTACCAACTTAGGTGGGTCAGTAATCTGAGCCCCGAAATTATCGGGGCTTTTTTTGTTTATTGCCATTTGCAGGCTTTCTGTAATGGTTTCATCGCTTCAGATAAACCATTCAATGAGAAAATAGCTTCAACAGGGCTTGAACTATATGGCGTAACTTGTGAGTAAAGTTTCTGCGCCCCCGATAGCTCTTTTACCAGCGGGATCACTTTGCTGCTTGGATAGAAGGCAGCTTCATTATCCGTCGAATTATTCCATGCATTTTTAAGGGCTTTTTTCTTATCAATACGATGCAATATGGTGGTTTGGCTAAGGCCTAAATATTGGTTCCAATTGATGTATAGGCTTGATTTTTTTTCTGTGCATGAGATTACCAACGTTGGATAAACTGACTGTCCAAATTGTGTATTTATTGACTTATCGGCTTGGAGCACAAGAGAAACATTTTCAGAATCATCGACGGGCGATTGCTCAATGGTTACCTGCCATTTACCAACATCACCCGTTTGGGCCTCAGCTTTGGCCGGTGGTAAAAGGTTGTCATAACATTGTAATCGCTCGTTGCTGCCTGCGATGGATTGGCACTTTGATATAGCCGCAGATGGTATTTGACTAGTTATAGATGGTTCGCTTGCCGCGAAGGCGTGAGAGGTTACAAGGAGAGGAAAGAGAACAGGTACTAATTTTTTCAT